TCACCTGTGGAAGTGGCTCGACAAATGTAGAGGATTCTTCTCCTACGGATGGCTGGCCTTGTTCACCTGGATTATTGGGCCAAGGTGTAAGTTTTCCTATACCAATGTAATAATTATTGGCTTCGTTGTCTACGCCAGCCTTGAAATCTGAAACAGCGTTTCTTCTAAATGTTGGGGTTATAATTGCACTCATATTTTTTTAATTAAATCTTTCTTTGTTTATTTATACAGTTTTTATTAATCATCAAAGCCAAATGTTGTTGTTGCTGTAAAGTTATCTGCGGTATCAGATGCTCCTGTTGTGGCTTTAACTCTATCGATAGGTTCTGAAGGTCGTGCTTCCACTGTTGTATCAAATAATTCTGCTTCAACAGTTTTGATAAGTGGCTTAGTGGTAGTTAGTCCATAGAATCTAATCTTCATTTTAAAATCAAGGGTATGAAGGATTGTTCTCCTTGTTTCGAAATCTCCTTCGTACTCATCTTGAAAAGAAACACCTTCAAGAATAATTGGTACATCAACAGATGAGCCTGGCCCATTCATATCCTTGATAGCCACTGTATATTCTGGTGTAAAAGTAGGAAGAATCTGCTCCATAATTTGAAGGGCTTCATCTTGAGTCTTGGAAAGAATATTTAATTGCATACCCAATGTGTAAGGAACACTTTGATTTATAACATCTTTGCCAGTAACGGTATCATTGAAATATATCTTATTATTCTTATTTAAACTTGTTGCAGAATCATAAGATATATCGGTGATCTCAAAACTCATTCTTGGCACTTTGATCGCAACTGCTTCATCTCTTTTATCTGATTCTATACTGGCAAGAAACTTTTGTCTTGGTCCATAAGAGATTGGAACCCTTTCTTCCGTACTATTATATTTACGAATGCGAACATTATTAAATATAGTTCCGAATACAGCAACGGATTTTCTTATTGTTTGATTATAAAAATGTGTTCCACTAAGCATTATCTGGTATTCCAAATGGGTTTAATTCTGAGAAATCGATGAAATTATTACCAATGTCTTCAAACTCAGAACTCTGATCGGTTTGATATGTATCACTGGTTTTAATAGGCTTAAAGGTATCAAGCGAAAGAATTGGAGTAACGGCACCCGATGCAACATTAACAAGGTTACCATTCGAACCATTAGTGGGTTTGAAGTTGGAATTAGAACCATCGTCGGCACTTATTCCAGTTACATCAATGATCGAACCTACTGGAGAATCTAGATTGTCACCAATGAGTTCTGCGATCTCACCATTAATAGTAAGCCCTGGTTGAGACTGTGTAACATCATCTCCAACTGCGAATTCTGTTGTCGCACCAGTGATCAATCGTGTTCGTGCACCAAATTGGCTTTCGAATGCATCGATCTCTTCAACACCTGTATCGATTGCCTCATTACCATATTCAAAGGCTTCTATCTTGAGTTTGAATACAGGAAGATTTTGTAATTGATAGAATGGTGTTTCCTGTTCGACATATTTAATTTCAAACATGGTGTTTACCATTGGGAAGAAGATAATATCACCTTCTTGTGGTCGAGCCTCGACAGGATTCTGGAATCTGCCGACAAGTTGTTCCCATCTCTTATTTGAAACTACCAATGTGGCTTGGTCTCTTATCTCTAATCCAAACTTGGATAGAAGATCACCTTCTCCTTCGAAGCCATCTACATTCTCTACATAAGCCTCGATCATGTATGAGGAACCAAATTCTGATAGAGAAGCCTCGTTGAAGATGCCGTCCTCTTTAATTATCTTACGAGGCAGATAGTATACATCATGACCGTAGATACGAAGACCTTCGATAATTATATCTTCGTAAATTCTCTGTTCAGAATTTGTCCCTTGACTGAAATATACATTTCTTGGCATATCATTATTTATCCAACAAAGAAGTGAGGAGGCATCTCGTAGGTGAGTTGCATTTCTTCTTCGATCTTTTCAATATCTTGCACAGCGTCGTCATAAATTTGGCGACCATTTAAAGTAACTCCACCAGGAAGTTGCATACCCTCAAATTTAATTAGATTCAAACCCCATTGTCTTTTGATCAGAGCCGTCGAATATTTTTTGAGGAATCTATCATTATAAACATCTGTGTATGTATCGGGGTCGAGTGTTTGATACCCTTCAACAATGATATAATCATCCACAGAAAGATTTGCTTCCCAATCGATTTCGATTGCTAACCTATCGGCATGCCTTGTAAATGTTGAGATGTGTTGCATACCACTGATCTGTCGGTCGATCAATGAAAGATATTGTTTAGTCATCTCATAGGTCAATAATCCACCGCCGGCATTCTGCATATCAAATATATCATTAAGATGAATCTGATAATCCACAGAAAACATTCCTGTACCAGTTGTTCCACCATCGATAGGAAAAACTCTATTCACAAAAAGCATCTCTGGTGGAAGAGTAATATATCGATTATCTATATCATCTTGGTCGATTTGCTTTTTAAGATAGGTTCTGACAACGGCATCTGAATGATACTCTTGATAAAATTGAAGTGCCTCATCTATACGATCAGAAACCTGATCTTCGTCTACATTGATTTCGATCACTGGCGCACCCAATGAGCGCATGCAATAATCAACTAATGTTTGTCTTGAATTTGGTTTAGCCATGTTTCTATTTATATTACGCTCCAATGGTCACACGAGGGGTGACTTCGACTTGTCCCTCAATCACTCGTGTGATGATTGATGTAGAATCTGGTGAAAGTATTTCGAGATCATAAACATATCTCCCTGGCTTTAATGCGCCTGTCTTCTCTGATGTGAGATTACAAAGTAATTCTTTATTGACACTATCAAGAGTAACTAAAAAATCTGTCTTTGCACTTGAATTATATGTCTTTCTAACCTGACCTCTACCTGTATAATTCGTTAGAACTAAGGAACCAACTATTGGGCTGAGATCAATCGTGACATTAAAATCTGATCCCTGGTCGATAAATAAATTTTTATATGTAGCCATGTTTCTATTTATATGATTTAGTCACATATAAATCAGAATCATTTACCATACATTTACTCACGATAGTAGATAATTCACTCATACTCTTCATATAATGTCTAGCATGAGCCATGTAACAGATATCTTTATCGGGTTCACTCGACGAATATATGTTCATTTCCTTTCCAACATCCTCTGTCTGCTTCTTGATATTCTCTAAGATAGTAAAGTTATCATCCTTTACCTTATCGGAATAGTAATACTGACCAGTCAGATCATTTGCACCGAAGTGTAACGCCACGACAAAGGTTACCTTATTGAATTGATCAGGGTTTAGATTATCCCAAAATCCTTTGTACATATTATTGATTGCTTCGAAGCCAGGGCAATTATCTCCTTCTCCCACAACATCACCCATTCTAAGGTGCACGACCAATTCATTTTCTTCTGGAATAGGATAGTTATATTTCTTTGTGTGTTTCTCTATAAGACTCTTGAGAAGAGCATAGTCCCACTCTTTCTCTTTTTCCATAAGATAATCAAACATTATGGTATCTTTAAACTTTGGATTAGATAGTATCTCTGCCCTATCTCTTTGCCATCTTACACCTCTTTGGTGTATTAGATCTGTCACCCTATAAACCGAATTATCCGATAATATTTTTACTTCATTTTCCAAACTCATAATCAAACATTTTTATCTCTTCTGCGTATCTTTTTGCAACTATCTCGCGAGTCTCATCATCATAATATTCTGTATAATGTTTATGATTTGACACATTGGTATAAGGAAGTTCTTGTTGGGGAATTCCTATCTTATCACAAATTTCATTGAAATCATCTTGTAAATTTTCAAATCTTCCGATATGAAAATCTGAAATATTGTTAAATTGCCACGACTCTTTGATAGGTAATATGCCTGATTTTAAATATGTACCGAATGAATTTGATCCTCCAAGGCATTCCTTGGCGTAAGGAAGTGATGGATGCGTCTCATAATTCCACAATATATGATGATAAAAAGAAACCACACGATCCCAAGGGTTTCTTACAAATGCAAATTTAAAATAATTATTCCAATCCCATCCCTGTTCTTGAAAATATTTTTCCATTTCTATTGCAGATACATGAAAGTAAAATGGTGAACGACGATCTGAGACAGAAATTATATCAGAATAGTCATTAAGGTAATTTCTTATACTAGTACCTCCTGTCTTGATACTATGTATGAATATAAATTTATGTTTATGTGATATTCTCATTTACCAAATTCATAATCAAACATTTTTATATCTTCCTCATATCTTTTCGCAACTATCTCACGAGTTTCATCATCATAATATTCTATATATTTTTTATGGTCTCCTTTATTCATCCATCCAATATCTTGTTTCGGTGCACCTACACAATCACATATATAATCAAAGTCATCTTGTAGATTCTCTGTCTTACCAATGTAGTCCACATCACTCGCAAATTCTTTCATAGGAGCAACAGAGTTGGCCCACAAACTTTTATCGTATTCTTTTATAAATTGCTTAAATGGTTTTCTGTATTTGATGGGAAAAGGCTTGCCCTGTGATTTCAAAAAGTTCATCCATTCAGGTCCCGGGCCTTTCTTCACATGACAATATACAGAAAGTAATCTTGCCCAAGGGTTTCTTACAAACGTAAATTTAAAATATCCATCAAATTTATGCTGGTCGACCAATTTTTCTATCGAGTCGATGCATAAATGATTTGGGTCTTCGGTAGTAACGTGCTTGATATCTTCCTTAGTAAACTTAGTATAGTATGGATCGATTACTCTAATCCCATTTGCTTCCATTGATGCTCCACCTATTTTTTGCTGTCTGATGAATATAAATTTATACTTATCTGATAAAATCATTTTACTCTCCGAATTTATAATTGAATGTTTTAATGTCTTTGACACATTTCTTAGACACAATCTCCATCATCTCATCATCATAATATTCCATATATGGCATATCATTATAAGCACGGTAAGCGCCTTTTTCATTATGCCCCAATCTCATCGGTTTCAATCCAATCATGTCGCACATTGAATTGAAATCTTTTTGTAAGTTCTCATATGAAAAGACAAAGAATTTGGGATCATTAAAATCTACCCAAGAACATTGAGGAAGATTCATCGCGATCATGGCACCAGCATCTGAGCTGTAATAATCAGATTTAATCCAATTCTCGAATGAAACACCTCCATCTGATTTGTTTAAAAGTTTAGCTGCTTGGGGACAGCCATATTTATCTCTGCGCTTTATAATATAATGATAAATGGATAACTCTCGATCCCAAGGGTTTCTTGTGAAAGAAAATTTTAAA